TTTTAGAATTAGGTAACAGCTACCACCTCCAACGAAAAATCAACGGCAAATGGAGAAAGGTAGCCTGGACTTATTTTGGCGGAACTGTGGAAAGTATTTACGGCTATTTGCTTCAAAGAGAAAAAAAGCACCAAAAACCAACGTCAGCCTATAAAGGTCTGTCGATTAGAACCCAGAACGCCCCAAGTGAGTGACACAACAGGCGCTGAGTAGAATTACCGAACCCCGATACCAAAACAATACCTAACCAATTCGTAAGAACCGCTTATTAGAAAACAATAAAAAAAATTCTTTACAGCTATGAATCAGCAGAACCCCGACTATGAACGTACTTTAGGCCATCTTTTATCCTGCCAGACCCAAAACGACCCGGACAAGTGGAGAAAACCCGCCCTCTCAGAAGAAAAACCCTATAGCGACCCCGAAAGACTAAAAACCCTTGTAGGGGTCGTGGAAGACCACTTCGACCTGCCGCAGGGCACCCTTACCACCGGGGGCAAAAAGTTCAGTGAGCACTCCTTAAGCGATATAAGGGCGGCGCTGAGCCTGCACATCCTAAACCAGGTAAAAATCCCCCTGGGGGTGCTGGCGCCCATCATTGGCTTTAAGGATCATTCCGGCCCTTTGAATGCCCGAAAAAAAGCCCGCAAGTATTTAGAGGCCAAAGACCCCGCCTTTGAACGGGTGTATCTCATCATCCAGGACATAGCGGTGTAAAAACCCTCATACCCTCTAAAAACCCCTATGGGGGGTAAAAATCCCCGTGGGGTCCAAAAACCTACAGAGGGGTATAGCCGTATTTTTTCAGTTCTTTTTGAAGGGAAGGGACGTACTTATCCGGCAAGGGCTGTAGCTCTTTTAAAGCCTTTTGGAGCATTCGCTGGGGGATGCCGCAGCGTTCCTCCACCCGGTTAATGCTCAATAGATCGCGGCTTTTAATCCAGTCCAAGAGTTTTTGTTTCTCTTCCATCGTTCAAAGATAAATATTTGTATAGATTCATCTAAATAATTAGATTTGTAATCACTAAGAATTAAAGATTACAAGAAGGACCGGGCTTTTTATCCTGGTCCTTCGCTTTTTTTACTTAAAAACCCTTAGAGGGGGCGAAAATCCTGGTCATACCCGGAATCCTTGCCGGTACTACTGTGTAAGATTAGGCAGGCCAAGAGCAGGCAGAAGTAAATAAAATAGAGCATAGTTGTAAGATTTATTATCTTGGCGGAATATTCACCGAAAAAACCGGCATAGTTCCGGCTTTTTCAATTGTGATTTGCTTTAATACGGGCTTGCGCCCCTTTTTTTAATTCAGGCTGTTAACCTGCCCTGGTGAGCACGCTTTGTACTAAATTTTGCGTTAACCTATTTTAGTTTCAACCTCCCCGAATTCATTCACGTAAAAAGAAAAATGTTCGTCTGGTTTGTAGCCCTTCTCTAAATCTTGTTTTACGTCTTCCTCATCAGCCCAAATTTTACTCTCGGGCCAATTAGTTTTTGTGTTAGATTCAAGCATTTGAGAGATAGCTATTAATTTGTTTTCGCCATCAAGCCGTTGGAATTTTACTTTTTTCATTTTGCAAAGTTTAATTGTTTAGTAATTCCATAGCCGGCTGCCCGGCGTTGGTACAATTAAATAACCTATCCTTTCAGCATTCTCTCTACAACAGTTCTTCGTTCTTCTTTTGCCTGTATTGAAATTTCATCATAAGCAAATTCAAAGCAACTGTCCCACCCTTCCGGTTTTGCATCATAATCGCGCATAAGATAGTCGACTAAGTCCTCTCCGCTTTCTTTTGCGTATGGAGCACTATCTCCTTTAATTTGGTCGAACAAATCAGTTGATTGGATGCGGTTCTGTTCATCAAGCGAAAGATGTAATACGTTGTTCATTTTGTAAAGTTTTAATTATTTTGTTAGGAAAAATTTCCTTTACGGTACAATTAAAATATGAGGGGGAGAAAGGGTCGAGGCCCTTTAGCGTTAATTCATACGGTTACGACCAGGGCCTTTAACAGTATCCTTTGTTTGCGCAACTTCACCAACCACTTTAAAGTCTTTGCCGGTAAAAACATTAAAAGATGCATTAGCCAGCGCTTCTTTCTCGTTTCTTGCCTTTACGGTTACTTTACCTTCACCGCCGACTTTCTTTGTGTAGCTTACTTCGTAGTATTTTATTGTAGTTGCCATATTTCATCGCTCCTTTTATTATATTCTGGCTGCGGACCCAGATATTTTGATTATTAGTTAAAAATAATATTTCTTTTAAATAATTGCCGCCGGTATCGCTCCGGGTAAGGTCGTTAGCCTTCGGCAATTGTTAGGCGCTTACATATTTCTAAAAACGTGACCGTTTGAACTCATCCAGTAGTCAGTTAAAAACAGGTCACGGGCAAATTTTTCGTAATCGAAATAATACCGTAGGTTTTCCGGCATTTCGTTTAAATACCCTAAATCATCCACTAATTGCTCTGCAAATTCTTCCTCGTCTTTAAACTGCCCCTGATAGGCTTCCTCAAAATCTGACAGTTCGCAGCCGTTCTCTATAAAGTCGCTAACGGCTTCGGCTCTGTCTTCATCATCTCCAACAATCCCTAAATAATCCCACAATTCAGCGTCTAAGGATGATTCGTGGTAATACCGGCGGGGGAATCCTTCAAAATCTTGAAACATTAGTTCAGGGTCTTCTTCATCGCTGTGCAGTTCTTTTGCGGCCTGTAAAAACTCGTCATAAGAAGAAAAATCTGTAAGATCCATCCAGGCGCCTTTAAGGGAGCCGGCGGTGTACTTTGCATACGTACCAACATAAACACGGGGGGCAATTACTTGTGTCATAACTAAGAATTAAAAAGATTAAAGAATAAAAGATTAAGGAATTGAGGTTTTACGCTTGGGCGGCTTTTTGCTCTTTTTCAGCGTTAACGACTGTTTTAACAATAACAGCTATAACAGCCAAACCAACGATAACAGCGGCGATAATTTCAGAAGTGGTCCAGGGGCTAACGGTTACAGTGTCGAAGATTAAGTTTAAAGATTTCATAACTAAGAGTTTTAAAGATTACTAAAGAACGATTACATCACAAATATACAAACATTTAGATAGACTATCCAAATATTTAGATAAGTATTTTTGCAACAAATGGAACTTTTTTTGCAACATATACGGTTATCCCATTCCGTTATGTTTTAGCTATGTGAAAATGTTTATCCTGCTTTGCTTTTATACCCTCTCACCTTTAGGTATTTTTAATAATTGGCTGATTCGTGCCTAATGCTGAATAGAATTACAGAACGATAGACAGGAGCGTCGCAACGGATGATGCTAGTAGTACCTCAGCCGATAACCTAATTATCCTCTTAATGCCTAAAAGAAAGACTAAGCCAGTAGAACAGGATATAACCCAAGCCTTCCCCACACAGGACGAGGAAGGCAACAAGCTCCCGCAACTATCCCGCCTGGGAAGAGGAAGAGGCTTAAGTAAAGAGGCAAAAGAGTGGAACCTAACCGACAAACAATTAAAGTTCTGCCAGCTCTACACCAACAGCAACGAACTAAGGGGTAACGGGGTGAGAGCCTACGCCCTGGCCTTTGGCATCAACCTGGCTAAGCCCGGACAGTACAACCTCGCCAAAGTAGAAGCCTGTAAACTCCTGGCCGCCGACAACATCCTAAAGTACATCAACCACATATTCGAAAACACCGGCTTAAATGATACGGCTGTAGACAATGAGCTATTATTCACCATACGGCAAAACACTGACTTTGGATCTAAGGTCGCCGCTATTAAGGTTTATAATGATCTAAAAGGAAGAATAGAAAAGAACCAGCAAAAGAACGCGGTTAACTTCCAGATCAATATAGCACCCTCAGCCAATAACACAGAGGTACAAATCAACCAAATAGAAGGAAAGGGAGAAGAAGCAGCTTAAAGGCTAGTACAGTTCTTTTACATACATAGGGAAGTATAGAATAAGGGAAGAGTAACTACATGGTCCTATAAGGTTATAATAGGGCAATACAAGAAAATAGAATAGTGTTAGATAAGTATACCTGTATTATAGTTACCTGTAGTGTAGTGTCTCATTAACATTCCCTAACGCTTTTGAATATTGAAGGATGCAGCCCTTTACACTGCTTTGGTGAACATAAGTAGACAGGCATAAATCAGGACCTAAAAAGGGCTGTAAATAGCTTAAAAACAGTAGGGTAGGGGAGGAGTTACTAACACCGCTCTATCCTCTATTTAACATAAGGATAATTATAGACGGATATAAGTGACAGTAAGACACCCCACCCCCCCCAAAGTGAACCAGGCAGGGACGGGGAATAGCCTATCATAATATCCTTAATAAAACGGATATGGGCCCCCAAAAGAGGGAGTCAAAATTTTTTGAAAGTAAAACGATAATGGGCGAAGCGGTAAGCGTCAACATATCAGAAGAGGTCTTTTTGCCAGTTTACAGGCACCTTGTAGGTCCGTCGAACTACGACATAGACTTTTTGTATGGGGGCCGGGATTCGGGTAAATCGAGGTTTATCGCCAGCCGGTTGATAGTGGACTGTATGAGCCTGCCGTATTTCAGATGTATCCTGACCCGCAAGGTCGCCAATACGATTAAAGAGAGCCAGTGGCAGCTCATAAAAGACATCGTGGAGGAGTGGGGACTGGAGAAGTTCTTTCAGTTCAACGTAAACCCGCTGGAGATCAAGTGCGTCAACGGCAATCGTTTTTTTTGCCGGGGGTTGGACGAACCGGCCCGTTTAAAGTCGGTCGCCAATCCCTCACACTGCTGGGTGGAAGAGGGCAACCAGATTGATGCCACCGATTTTGTAACCATCCTGACCACGCTGCGCTATAACGGGGGCAAGACCAAGACCTGGTTTTCCTTTAACCCGGAGTGCGAAGGCAACTATACGGACTTTTGGCTCTACCAGGAATATTTTGCGCATACCAGTTCTTTGAGTTTTGAGTGGACCAAGCGCATTGAGTTAAGCGAGGACAAGGTGATCTACTACCGGACCCGTGCCACCCATTCCACCTATAAGGATAATCCCTATTGTTCCGATCAAAGAAAAGCCCTGTACGAGTCCTATAAGGATTCTCGGAACAACCAGTACTGGTACCAGACCTATACGCTGGGACTATGGGGGTATAGAAGGTCGGGAGGGGCTTTTTGGAAGAGTTTTGACGAGGTGCGGCACATCGGGGAGTTTGAGGAGTTAAAGAGTACCTATCATGTGGTCGTGGACAATAACGTCAATCCCTATATCACCAACACCATCTGGCAGGTGGACCCCGTGGAGCGCAGGGTGTTGCAGGTGGACGAGATCATGTGTGAAAACCCCCACAACACGGCCTCCAAAGCAGCGGCTAAGGTAGCCCGGTGGTTAAAGGACAAAGGGTACAGGGATGTTTTGTACGTGTACGGCGACCCGTCGGCCAACGCCAAATCGACGGTGGATGATGACGGACGGAGTTTCTTTGACAAGTACATCGCCACACTCCTAGAAAAAAAGGTCAGCGTGACCAAACGGGTGGGGCGGAGTGCCCCGGAAGTGGCCCGCTCAGCGGAGTTTATCAACGAAATTTACGAAAAGGAACTCTACGGCTGGTCCATCCTTATTCACCGCCGCTGCCACAAGTCCATCGAGGACTACCAGATGGTCAAGGAGGACAAGGACGGCACCATGCTAAAAAAACGGGAGACCAACCCCGAGACCAAGCAGAGTTTTGAGAGGTATGGTCACGCCTCCGACTGCAAGCGGTATTTTTTAACCACGCTACTGAAAGACGAATTTTTTAAATATAAATCCCGGCACCGCAAGTTGCCTATTGCTGTACCAAGATGATACTCGACTTTACCCAAATAAAAGAAATTATCACTACCAACCCCCAGCGGGAGCTAGTGCGCAAAGGCTGTCAGTACAACAAGACCCTTCGGATGCACCTCTACGGCGAAGGCCTCAAAGACACCATGCGGCGCGAAGAGGGCTGGGAAAGCCAGGACCAGTTCTTGATCCGTAAGGCCTATACCAAGAGCAATAAAGACCTCTTTGTACGCGTGGGACGCCCCATTGACAAGGTGTTCTCGGCCCGTGGGGGGAGTGTGTACTACAACCTCCCCGATGATAAGGACCGGCAGGCCCGGATGCTCATTCAGGACGTGCGCCAGGGTTATTCCATCCGCAAGTGGGTGGAGATGTTTTGGAAGCCCCACCTGCTGGACGACCCCTTTGGACTTATCTTCCTGGAGATCCAAAAGCGCCCCGATGCCCTCCGCAGCCGGCAGTTGGGCAAGTCCTTTGTCTACCCTACCTACAAGGCCATTACCGCGATTTACGACTATTTGCCCAGCGGATCTGGGGTGGAATACATCGCCTTTAAACTCTCGCGCACCGAAAAGGCGCAGTGGGGCGTAGACCCCGACCGCGAAGTGTACCGCCTGGTGGACGACGCCCAGGATTACTTAATTGAAAGAAAGGGAGAGGAAGTGTTCATAATTTCTCAGATTCCCAACTACTTCGGCTCAGTTCCTGCCCAATTAAACTCCGATTTGGTCTCCCCGGAAAATGAAGCTCACTTCCTCTCCTTTTTTGATGATGTGCTGGAGCTGGCCACCCAGTTTCTGCACAAAGGCTCGATTCAAACCACCCATGAGTTTTTACACGCCTATCCCAAGTACTGGCAGTACGCTTCGATGTGTCTGTCTTGCAGCGGGACGGGCAATAACGTGCAGGCCGAAGACGGGCGGTGTGCCGCGTGTAAGGGGACGGGCAAATCGCTGATGATCCGGGTATCGGATGTGATGCTGCTGGACATCCCCTCGCAAGACGATAAAGTGATCGCTCCCGATGTGATGGGCTATACCACCCCGCCCATCGACTGGTACCAGATGGTGGACAGCAAGCTTAAACTCTTGGAGGACCTGATGAACTTTACCCTGTGGGGGGCGCAACCCAAATCAGCGGTCCGGGGGCCGGAGGTGGACTCCAAAGGACAGGCCAAGACCGCGACCCAGGTGATGGACGAAGTAAAGCCCCAGGCCGACCGCTTGCAGGTGGTCTCCGAGATGGCCGAAAAGCGCCACAAGTTCATTTTGGATGCGGTGATCCGGCTCAACCTCTCGCTGCCCCACTACCAGGGCGCTTCGGTCAACTATGGCCGTCGCTACATGATTGAAGGGCCGGACGACATTTGGAAAAAGTACTCGGACGCACGGGTGGCCGGTGCCCCCGTGTCGGTGCTGGACGATCTGCTCATAGAGTACTACGAGGCCAAGTATACCTCCGACCCCATTGCCCTTTCGGTGGCCTTAAAGCTGATGTACGTAGAGCCGTTTGTGCACAACACCCTGGAAGAGGTCAAGGAACTGGGGCTGTCGGAGGAGCGGTGGAAAGAAAAGCTCTATTTCTACGAGTGGTACAAGCAAACCCCCGAAGTGGAGCTATTAGAACAAAAACCCGATGAACTAAGAAAGGCGCTCACCCGCTTTGCCTCGGGTGAAAAACTACTCCCCCTGGAACCCCAAAAACAATTAGCCGCATGATCGGAAGGCTTGAAAAAATAGTTGAAAGCTGTAAAACGCTACGGCAGCTGGAGAACTGCCGGGTATTGGTCAGGAACGCCTATCATTTGAAACTGAATTGGATCGATTATATGAATCTTAGGTTTTTGGATAGGTATTTAGAAAGGTCTATTAGTCATTTTAAAAACATGGCAAAAAGCAAACAATCCATAATTATAACCAAATGGTAATAACAATTCTTTTCGCCTCTTTGGTGTATGATGTAATCCGCCTGGTGGCCCTGATGCTGCTAAGAAGACTGGCGGTTAAAAAAGGATGGCTAAAAAACTAACCAGCATGGAATTAAAATTAGAAGCCCGGTGTAACGATAACCCAAAGCCCATAGCGGCGGTTTTTATCAGTAAGTACATGATAAGAAAATATGGCATGAGTGAGGCTATTAATCGGTCTATACAGAAGTGCCATAATGTGTATAAGATGAACCCTGATTTTTCGGTGGGCGGTAAACTAAAACCAAAAAAGTAATGTTCCCTGTAATCCTCTTGTTTATCATTATCGGCCTTGTGCTAAGGATATATGAAGGAAGAAAAGCCCCATATTAACCCTGATGAGAAGATCGACGAGGCTTTAAAAAAGCTCTCCTATGAGAGCCTGCAGCTATGGAATGAGCAATTACAAAAACAAAAAGACGAGAGTAATCCGCTGCGTAGCGGCACAGACGAAAAAACCGAAGGCATACCATGAAAGAAATCATTATCGCACTGGCTTCCTTTTCCGCAGGTATTTTACTGTCTGCCCTGTTCTTTAATTCCGAAGGGGAGGAGCGGCGCACCTTTATTTCTTTTTACAAACCAGAAGCTAAAAAAGAACAGGATTTTATAGTAAGAATATTATCCAAAATCAAGCAACAACCCAACGATAATTAACGCAGGGGCAGGGCTGCACTGCTTTTTAACTCAAGCAACAGCCTCCCTGTTTAACATATAAACCAACTATATGCCTTTTAAATTCTTGGAGCCAACAGAGTTTTTAGTCAATTCAAGACTGATCAAAAAGGGAGAAGCCTTTTTAGTGCGTGATGGGCATAACACCTTGCCCTTTGAGATGAAAGTAATCAACGAGACAGAAAATTCTATCCAAGTAGAAGAGTATAAGGATGGAGCAATAAGCACCTATTGGATAAAAAGGGCAGACCTCGAACACCATCGGGAGTTAATAGATGTATTAACCGACATAAACTTGAAACTGTGCCCTGCTTCAGAATTTACACCCAATACAGGGAAAATCATTGAATAAACCAACTAAAACAAAAATAAAACATGGCAAAAGAAACAAAAAAAGCTGCACCAGCAGCACCAATCGTAGAACCGGCCTTAGAAATGGCAGATAACGCACCCTTCAATGTGCAGGCAGATGTAGAGCAGCAGTTGAATGAAGTACCTGAAGTAGTAGACGACAACCCATTCGCAAAAAAGCACTACCAGGAATGGCGGGTAGAGATCAAAGACAAAAAAGCAGAAAAGCTAAAGGTGCTGCGTCCCCGCGTTATGATCACCGATGAACAAGCCGCTATTTTAAACCAGGGCGTACTGGAAGGACCGCAAAACACCTATGCCTCCATGTATTACCGGGCTAAAGAATGATTCTGACTATTGACATACCGTTTTCATGGGGCGATATTGTCTATTTAAAGACAGATGTAGACCAAAAGCCGTACATGGTGATAGGTGCTAAGACCTGCGCCGATGGAGGCTTATTAATCGAACTCCAAACGGGCACGGCCAGTAGTTTCCATTATATCATTGAAATATCAGCCGATAAAAATGTTTTACTAACAACATAATTTATGCTCAAACAAGAAACCATCCAGAAAATAGAGCAGTTGCTCAAAATCAAAGGACTCGCCGAAGCCATCCGCTCAGAAGGCGAAGTAGACCTTATAATCGAAGGGATTTCCACCTTCAGCGACGAGGAACTACAGACCCTTAAATCCAACTCCTACAAAGACGGAAAGAAAGCCGGCGTGGAAATGGACGTGGACGACATGAAAAAAGAACTGGGGCTGGACTTTCAGGGCAAGACGGTCAAGGGACTGGTGGAAGCCCTGAAAAAGAAGGTGCTGGACGATGCCAAGATCGAACCCGAACAGCGGGTCAAAGAGCTAAGCAAGGATTTGGACACGCTGCGGAAGGAAAACGAACGGCTCTCCCAAACCCTCGCAGAGCAGAAAACCGAAGCCCTTCGTGCCAAAACCGACCGCGAACTCTTTAAGGAAGTGCCCGAAACCACCCTGTCGGCCAGCGACCTGGTGGACTTTGCCCGGCTGAAGGGGTATGATTTCCGCCTCAACGAAGAGGGTAAGATCGTGCCGTATAAAAACGGGGAACCCTTAAAGGACAAGACCGCCAACCCCCTGGGGGCTAAGGACGTACTCAGTGAGTTTGCCAAAGAATTTAAACTCCTAAAGCCCGAAGAGGTGATCCCGGAAGGCAGGGGGGGCGGGGATAAAAAACCCCTTGCCCGGCCCGCTTCGATCTCAGAGTTAAAGCAACAGTTCCTGGAGCAGGGCAAGAGTGTCAATGGAGACGAGTTTCGACAGGCGTACCAGGCCGCTGCCAAGGACAACCCGGACTTTAAAATGGAATAGTATCCGTGCTTTTTCTTTCTCACCCAGCGCCCCCGTTTTTACGGGGGTTCTCTGTTTTTGGAATGTGAAAATCTTTACCCTCCCATCTTTTAAACCCTCATCCCGCTGCGCTATCTTACAGCCTTAATCAGCCCAAGACACCGGGCAAAGATTAGACACGAAGCAAGATACCCCGCTTCAAAGATATTCCCCTCTAGACACTGAGGTCTTAACGTACCCCTTTCAAAAAAGACCTTTTTACAATGGCAAATTTTGATGTATCCAATCTGCTCACCGCGCAGCAGATCTTATCGGATAAATATAAAAGTGCGGAACTCCGCATGAAGCCGATCACGGTATTGGATCTGCTCACCCGCAATGATGAATTTATCCAAGATGTCAACTCGGTAAAAACCCGTGATGACCGTCCTACGGAACTGCACTATTTAACCCGCACCAAGCGCACCGCTGGTTCTTCCCGTGCCTATAACCACACCGGCACCATCGACGATACCGCGAAAGTGACGCCCACCTGGACGACCAAATCCGACAAGTTTTCTATCTCCCTGAAGTTGTTGAATAAAAACCTGTTTGGTTTTAATCAGGTACTGGCCAACAAGTTTGAGCAGGCCTGTATGAACGTGCTGGAAGACAAGGAAACCGAAGCGATTGCGTATTTGATGGCAGGACGGGCTACCCAGCAGCCGACCATTACCGGCATTGGTACGTTCAATGCTACGAACGACGCCGTGGAAATCGCAGCCGCAAACGCGACCTCGTTTTTCCAAAGGGTTTCAAAGGTGATGGAGAAAAACTACTTCTCCGGTCAGCAAATAGATGTGATCGTGGACAGCTTACTGGCTATCGTAGCCGAGCAGCAAATGGCCCAGGGTAGTGGTAACTCTACCAACTTAGGCTATAACTGGCAGGGTAAAACGATTGTTTCCTCGGTGGAACTCTCTGACAGTGACTACGCCAACGGATGTGCCCTAGTATTCCCCAAAGGACAGGTTTCAGCCCTGCACTGGATTCCCAAAGAAAACCGCCAGGGAGAAGGCGACTACAACACGTATGTCGGCGGCTACGGCACCTTCGAGTTTATGGGTTACACCTTCGCCGTACACGGTTATTCTCAACGGGCCGATACCTCTGCTTCTAACGGTGACTCACAGGACGTAAGCATGGAGTTCGAGGTGTCTTTGGATACTTCCTACAACAAAGCGCCACTGAGCTACACCACGGGCAGAACTGATTCAGTGATTATCGAATTCGGCCAGGCGGCTGTTTAATAAAAGTTTTCTCTGCTGATGTCTTATTCAAATGGTTTTGATCTAGCTGTTGTCCTTCCGGCCCTCAAAGGCCGGGTAGGATGGCAGTCGGATAGCCCGCCGGTGGCGTTTGAGTCCTTCCACGCCCTGTGCACGGAACAAAACCTTCGCGACACGCAGCCTACCGAAAATATCTCGGACAGTGATTTTGCCGCCTACAAAGACCAGTTGGAAGACCAGATTATCCAGCGGTGTTTGCGGTCGGTGTTTTCCCGTCCTGAATTCTTAGAACAAGCTCTTTTACATAACAGGTTAGTGGGCACACGGACCGCCCTCATCCAAAATGAGGGCCTATTCTGCGGCCTTCGCTTCCTTACGGTGCCGGACTTTCGAATTTCCACCTGGGTCAAGACCGTGACGCTTCTGTTCTCAGAAGATGTCACCTTCAATTTGTACCTGTATCAGGAAGGGAAAGCCCAGCCTTTAAAGACCCAATCGGTCAGTGCGCTGGCGAACACCCCCACGGTGGTCAATCTAACGGATTGGATTTTGTCGTATGGCGGGGCGCAAACCGCGGTGTTTTACGTGGGCTACTTTCAGGAGGACTTGGGCTCTGCCCAGGCGATCCGCGAACAGGTCCGCTACAATAAAACGATGCAGTTTGCCGCGACCTCCGTGCAGGCAGAGGCGCTGACGGCGACCACGTTCAACCAAGCGGAGGTCACCTACGATTTGGACACGGTGGGACTCAACGCCGAAGTCCACGCTTTTAGGGATTACACACTGCTGGTGAAGCGCAGCCCCCACCTCTTTGATGAAGTGATCGGGCTATCGATGGTGTATTTCGTGGTGGAGCAAATGCTCAACACCACCCGCAGCAATAAAACGGAACGAAAGCTACAGGACTTCCAGCGCATTGAACTGGTCCACTACCTCTACGGCGCCGTGCCGGTCATGGGGGTGGCTAAAGTCAAGGGACTCAGCGAAGTGCTGCAACAGAAGTTCTCGGAAATCAGGGGCGCGTTTTATCCCTCGGCTAAAATCCAAACCACCACCCTATGCTGATTCAAAAGACCCATCCGGTAGGGGTGGACAGGGTGATCCAGGGCCTTCAAACCAAATTGCACACCCAGTTGGTCAGCGCATGGAACCTTTCCGCCGACAGCGTGTATCACTGCTACGGGCGGTGTGACCGCAACCTAACGGAAGGCGGCTACATAGCCGAAATCCTTACCGAAGGCAACGATTATAGGGAAGTCTTTTGGGATGATGCCCTCTCTGCCATCTCGTTTTTTGTACGGGGCGACAAAGTGGAATACCAAAAAGGGGAGAGCAAAGCCCCCGTGTCGGTGATCTTCTTTGTGAACGTAAAAAAGCTAAAGCCCTTAATCCCCCACCGCGCCGACGAAGAGGTCCGCTTGGATGTGTTACGGGTTTTTCAGGGGCCGATGCTCCTAAGCTACGAGACGGGACTGGACAACGTGCTGCGCGAGTTCCCAGGGTCCAAGGAAAAACTGCGGGTTGCGGATATGCAGCCGGTTCACTGTTTCAGAATCAACCTAAACCTTATTTATCAAAATTGTTAATCCACCTTTTAAAAATTAATAAAAATGGCTATCTCTCTTTGCTCCCAAACCGGGGCCAACACAGGCGGAATTGATTGCGACGTAGTACGGGGCATCCCCCAGGTGATTATCGCCGGTTCTGCTTCCTTTTCCTCTTCAGACTACGTAGATAGCGACACGTTTGAAGCGGCGTTTACCACTAAAATCAAACAGGCTACCGGCACGGCGGCCAAGCTATTCCCCTTCCCGGTGATTCAGGGGAACACCGATAAAACCGAAGCCCCCAAGTACGCCACCCTGGGCTATGGCACCCAAATCAAGCTGTTGCGCTCCAAGCAGGGCTATGAGTTTGACGTGCTGGCCGGTTCTTCCCTGGAAAAGAAACTGATTGCCTTTGACGGCAAGCAGGTGCCCTTGTTCATCCTGGACGACCAATCCAATGTATGGGGAGTGCAGGACGCCGATGGTAATTTCTCAGGGGCGACCTATATGGTGGGCGTAGAGCCGCGGCCTTTCGGGGATTCGCAAAACGCCAAGACCACCAAGATCACCATTTCGATCATTGACAGCCGGGACTTTATCGAGTATGCGGCCTTTATGAATACCTCCTTTGCCGCCACCGACCTAAAAGGCCTCAACGATGTCAACCTGGTAGAACCGACCGCCCACGCCTCCAACGTGCACTATATCAAAACCTATGTACCCACTACCCAGTTGGGCAGCGGGCTGGATATTACACCCGATTACGGGACGGCTTTGGCGAATGCTTCCCTGTGGTCGGCCAAGACGGGTGCGGGCTATACCACCTCCCTGTCCATTACATCGGTGAGCTACGACAGTGCCAATGACCGCCTGGTGTTCACTTTTGATTCGACCGCCTATACCGCACTTTCGGCAGGCGCCACCATTAAACTGATTCCAGCGGCGGTGCCGGTCCTGGATGCAGCGGATGTGACCGGAATTGAAGTAGCCTTTAAGATCCTGACTAAATAAGAGGCTATGACATACAACCGAGTCAGTTTTAACGAAGCCTGGGCCCGGACGGTGAGTGAAGAAGTGTTTGTAGCGCACGAGGCCCACCACGGCCTTAGCGACCAGCAACTCCGGGAAGCCTACCGGCTGATGAACCCCAAGAAAAAACCTGTGCCCGAAAAGGGGCAGGATCACGATAGTTCTTTCGAAGTCAAAAAAGATACTCCCTAAGAGGCGGGAGGTATCGAACCTAAAAGGGCGGGGCCGTGGTACGCCTCGCCCTTTTTAATGTACAACTATGAGTGAAGGTTGCCCCGGTTGTTTTCAGTCCCAGCGGGGGATAGACGAACGGCTCTCTGTCTACAGGGTGCAGGCCAGGGCCTTGGCCGTTGAGAAAGGTAAACCCATCGCCATTGTGCAGGACGCAGGCGAGTTTTATTTACTAGATGCCTTCCTTGCCGTACAAAATAATTGTTTGATTAAAGAAGTGGTTTCCAATGTATGAGTCCATCCATACCCTGCCTTTCCATGTGTTCCGTAAAGTAATCGTTACGGGCGATGTTTCACTCGTAGGAGAAGAGAAGTGGGAAGAACTTTTAGAGCAGTATGCAGATGCTATCGGGGAAACAAAAAGGGATGGCTACCTGTCCACCCAACGGGAACTTCTGTACTTTAAGATTCAACGCTATTTGGTAGACACTTTAGTAGAACAACTTTCCAAGTATTATGTACCCAAGTGGGCCAGGCAGTTAAACAAACTGACCCGGAGTAATTTCAAGTTCAACCCGCACCACCAAGAAGAATATTATTCCCTTTTGGAACGCTGCCTTCAGCGCAGTAAATCCATCGATATTCAAATTGCGCTGGCGGAGGAAAAGTTGCGGGAACTGGAAAAAAAGAACGAGGGCAAGAACCTGGCCCCTACGGAGGAATACTTTGAAAAGGTGCTCTTGAACCTGCACGAATGGTCGAACTGGCAGTTTGATAACAGTGAGATTTCCACCTTTCAGTATTGCGAATTGGTTCGCAGATATACAC